ATTGGTGGTCTCATCTTTATTGGTGGTCCACAATACAACGTATGGCAACAATCTCTACAAGGGAAGGCAGAACTTGGTCGTGCAGAATATAATCGCCAGATTACTATTCAAGAAGCAAATGCAAAAAAGGAAGCGGCAAAGGCACTTGCTGAAGCAGAAGTAGAGAGGGCAAGGGGTGTTGCAGAAGCAAATGCCATTATTGCTGGATCTCTAAAAGATAATCCAGAATATCTTTCTTATCTCTGGGTTACTGGTCTTCAGGAAGGTGCGGAGAAAGGAAATAAAACAATCTATATGATTCCTTCTCAGGGTAATATTCCTGCTCCCGTATTCAATGTAAATAAATAACATTACCTGAATGACGGCAATCTTCGGGAGGAGGGTGAAAATCCCTCCTTTTTATTATAAATACATATGCCGTCATCCAGAGTAGAAATGAAAGGACTAATTTATTGTGTCCATTGTATTTCAACAGGGAAAAAATACATTGGACAAACAACACAAATTTTAGAGAAAAGAATAAAGAGGCACTTCTGCGATAGTCAAAAGACAGATTATCACTTTCATCGTGCCATAAAAAAATATGGAAAAGATAAATTCATATATGGCATAGTTGAAGAATGTGATATTGATAATCTAAACGAAAGGGAGTCCTATTGGATTGAAGAGTATAAAACATTTGAGAATGGATATAATAGTGATACTGGAGGATTAAATGGAAGATTGATGGGCGAAGATACTAAACAAAAAATAAGTAATGCACTAAAAAATAGAACTTTTACACCAGAGCACCTTTCAAAAATAAAGCAATCTCTCACTGGAAAAACTTTATCACAAGAAACAAGAAATAAGATAAGTGAAAGTAAAAAAGGAAAATCAAGAGGTCCTCTTACCGAAGAACATAAAAAGAAAATTGGAGATGCTAATAGAGGTAAAAAACTTGGTCCTTTAAGTGAAGAACACAAAAGAAAAGTTAGTGAAGCACTGAGAGGTAAAAAATATAAAAAAAGAAGTATATGACACTTTGAGAACTGGCACAGGAGCATCCCACAGGTTCCTCTTGATGCCTTATAATACTTTCGTACAAAACAAACCCAATGACTGACCCACAAATCACTGACGAACAAATCAAAAAGATTTTTGAAGACTTTTGTGAGGAAGATGGTACTATGGACTTTGGAAACTTTCGTATGGCAGTAAGAACAGTTCAACATACAATCGGACAAAATGCACTCAAATGACCGAAGGTGGAATGCCTGTTCCTACACTCCAAATGAACAAATGAAGAAAAAACACATTGTCGCTGGATTGATTGGTTTTGCAGTCATTCTTGGTTGGAATATCTTTCTAATCCAGCGTGATAATGCTCTCTATAAAGCACATTATCGCCAAAGTGCTATAGATAATCTACAGAAACGTGCTACTGCAGAGATTAGATGACTCTTGCAGTTGGCATCTTCACTTACCTTATGTTGGTAGCATTAGTATCACTGTTGCTCACATATTATTTTAAAGTAATCCGACCCAAAAACGAATCTCACTTTAACTAAAATGATCTCAAAACGACTCCGCGATCTTATCAAACAAGCAGAAATGAACAAAGTAGCAGAAGAGTTCTGGAAAGAAGTTGAGCGTGAAGCAGCGAAGTATGAAGTAACTTGCGACTACATTCTCCAAGAGTTTTATATTGATGATAAATACTAATGCTCTAATTAGGTGACACTATAGAGTAGAAAAGGGGCAGAAATGCCCCTTTTCTTGTATAAATATTAAGTCACCTAATTTAAGAAGCAGTTATGTCAGCAAAAGGCATTATATACTGTTACCATTGTATTCCTACAGGAAAAAAATACATTGGACAAACAGTACAAGAAGAAGTTAGAAAGCAAAGACATTTAATTGATAGTAAAAGAATCTATTGCAAATTTTATAATGCAGTTAGAAAGTATGGATGGGACAATTTTGTTTATGGTATAGTAGACGAATATGATATTCAATTCTTGGATGAAAAGGAAATATACTTTATTGATTTTTTTGATACCTATAAAAATGGATATAATATGACTTTAGGTGGAAGTGGACGCAAAAAATATGATTTAATATTTGAAACTCAAAGCGATTATTACATGTTTTATAGAGAAAATAACATTGATAAAATTAAAACGAAGAGTAAAAAGTATTATCAAAATAATAAGGAAAAATTGAAAGAACGATATGAAAATAATAAAGAAAAAAAGTTACAATATCTTGCAGAGTGGAGAAAAAGAAACAAAGATAAGATAAAACAATACACAAAAGATAATAAGGAAAGATTGAGAGAGTATAATAAACTCTATTATCAAAAGAAAAAACAAGTGGACACCTGAAAAACTGGCATGAGGATGCCCTAAGTACTTCTGTGATGCCGTATAATATCTTTGTAAGCAACCAAACCGATGCGACAAACACTTCCTGCTCGTGAAGAAGTTGAGATTGGAGTGATGATTGCTAGTGAGTTGATTGAACTCATTTATGATGAGAAACTCACTCCGAGTGAAATTCTTTCTACTCTTCGTGAAGTTGTAGAAGAGAAATGACTTTTATTCTTGGTATGGGAGTTGGTATTCTTTTGACTATAGGAGTTTCTCTTATAGTTGCCAACGACATTGACAACGACGACAACTAATCTTAAACTTAAGAGGTAATTTACACAAACAAATGGCACAAAAGTTTCTGTTTCTTTACATCGTTGATTATTATGCACCCTCTTCGCACAGTGATGGAGGACTACTAAATGTAATTGCTGAAAACGATGATGAATGTTTTGACTTGATTGTTGAATGGGACAATGAGGAATGGGCAGAACATTATGGCAAATTGAGGGAAAATGTAATTAAGGCACCACGATTTGCTCTCGCAAATGCAGAACAATCCCGAGTAGTAGAAACCTTTACTGTATAAACAATGACCAATCACGTTATGCACACTAACAAAATGATGTTTGATTTGAAACAGCAACATCAAGTACAAGTCAGTCGCCTTCAAGAAAAAATCACAGAGCAAGAGCAAGAAATTGCACAACTCAAAACTTTGGTTTCTTTGTTGAGCATTGAACGAGAATATGATTGTTAGAAACATGACATATAAACCAAAAACCAACGACTATGTAACTTGGGTGAAAGGTGTTGAAGGTTGGGTTTATTTTGTAGATGATGAATATATTACTATTGAATATGTTGTACGTCCTAAAGATGAAGTAAACTATCTTGCCTGCTCCATCCATGCAAATGAAAGATTACTTGTTGTTTGTTACAAAGAAGATTGGAACCAGTTAAAATATATTAAGTCGCGTAAATCAATCTATGAAGAAGAGGAAAACTGTGTTTCGTCTGATTGCTAAATCGCTTGGTGAAAAAAGTGGTAAAGATGATAAAGAGGCAGATAAGATAGCACTTATACGTCTCTTTATGTTTTTGTCTATTTTTATTACCAACTGCTTTATTGTCTTCAACGCAGTAAGAACTCACATAATTCAAGCAGAACCAAAACCTGTTAAATGTATTATTGCAAATAAATAATCAAAAAGTATAAGTAAAATGCTGACATTCAGAGAGTTCTATCAAATCTGTGAAGGAAAGAAACCCAATATCCCTCCACATGCAGTTCCTGGAACATTTCAAACACATAGGGATCCACAAACTGGTGATGTAACTCATAGATCATATACTCTTCAACCATATGAAGGTCCATTAGGCAAACCAAAAAAGAAAGAAATTCAAAAATTAGTTGTAGATCGTAGTGGTGGAAAGAAAGTAGAAAAATTACTTAAGAGTAGAGAAAAAGAAGCAAAAAAGATTAAAGAGGATATTGAACAAAGAAGAGTTGCAGCAAGACAACAAAGAGTTGATCAACTTAGTTCACAGAGACAAAATGTAGCAGATTATCAATCTGCTCAGCAAAATCAAAGAAAAGAAAGATTTGAACGAGAGCAATTAAAAAAAGAAATTAAAAAAGAGTTGCAAACAGAGCAAAGTCCTACAATGGAACCTAATCTGTATAGTCAGCAAGTTGCAAGACGCCAAGCAGCACAAAAGTCTGCACAAATTAAGCATGTTCATCAAGAAATTGGTGCAGAAGCAAGAGCACAACAAGCACAAAAGAGAGCAGAAATGAAAGCAATTATGAGTCGTTGAGTGGTCAGTTTGCAAAGCGCACACTAACCCATCACAAGCACTCCAATCTCCTGTATATTACATTTGTTGAGTTGAGAACCAACCATGAATCACTTTGATGACATTCAAATCGAAGAGTCTGTTGGATTTGATTTTCGTGAAGCAGATTTTGAAGATCTCTTTGATGAAGATGACGAAACTCAAACTTTCAATTCTTTTCTGAACAGTAACTACGATTATTGATGTTTGCTTCTGTTCTAATTCGTCATCATTTCCACAAACTTGCTACTGTGAACCCCGATACTCTCAATTTCACTGGTGATGCAGTTACATACCTAGGTTTCTTAGGTATCATCTCTGCATTTATCATTGTAGTTACTGCTTTCAAACGTTTTTATGGATCTCCTTACAATGTTCGCGTAGAAACTCAAACAAACAAACAAACTTCTGAACTTTATATCGAAACCAATGACTGATACTGTAAACGTTCTTCCACATCTTCGCGAACTCCAAGAAACTTGGAGGCGTCAAGATTTTAAGTTTAGTCCTGAACAAAAAGAAGAATACAAAATGCTACTTGAGGCACGACGTGAGCGTGTGAAATGGTTTTACGAAACAGATCGAGTTTGCAAAATCAGTAAGTCTGCTCAAGATAAACTGAAAGA